CGCATCCAAACTGAACAAAGTGGTTGTACCATTCTTGAACAGAATCAAGTGATTTGTGCTATCATACGACGCACCATCCGCGACCGTTGTGAGGTCAATGAGGGATTTCCCTGTCTCCTTATCCACTTTGCCGTTTAAAGCCGTGGTCACTCCATCAACAACGGCCTTGTCAGCATTCGTATAATCGTTACTCGATAACACCTTGCCTTCTTCTGCTGTGACCTTTTTAGCAAGCTCATCAAATATTCCGCCACTTTTAACGGGGTTCGAGCTACCCTCTGTTGGTGTTTCATCCCATGACAGTTCGCCCTGTAGACCAAGTTGTGCGGCTGTCTTGTTACCAGATAACTCAACATTATTTACTTTTGGTTTATTGCTAAGCGCGTTGTAGTTTGTGGTACCACCTCCACCGCCACCTTCAGCGATGGCCTGAGCCAGCTCCATGAGTAGCCCTTCGATCCTGTTCTCAGGAGCTTCGACTATCGGCTCGCCGTTGATCATATCCACGAGCATCTGTTCGACTTTCCCGAGTGGTTCCTGCGTAGTCTGTGCCATATCAGTCTCCCTCCACTTCTATGAGTATATAGTTCGGTTTCGGCATCGTTATCTTTGTGACCACTTTTGTATCCAGCGTATCATCGAGGATGTCACCGCATCCGTAGAGTTTTGCTAATAATTTTTCACCACTTTTTACTTCGATCGTGGTTGTCAAACCCTCGAATACATCCATAAAATCTTTTACTGTCATACGTCCACCTCCGTCTCTTTGTTATACTTGTTCTTGCTGATCTTGAGCACTACGCCCATGAACGCATCGATCGCCATTATTGTCGCCGGAATCTCTTTAGCGTATGGTAATTCCCATATTTCAGCAAGTGCCGCATACAGTACCGCCAATGCTGGGAGCACGATCTGTGCCACATACACCAGTACATCATAGGTCTTATCATTTTTGAACAGCATATCATTTCCCTCCTTAATTGTTTTGTCTTATCTGGACAAGCCTCTTCACGACTTGTTCAACATTCTTATAAACAGTCTCCTTAAACTTATCAGACTGTATTCTCTTATCTACAGACTCTTTGCAAACTACATTCCAGATCAGCTCTTGCTTTATCGAGATGTAGTCATCACTATCTTCGATGTGATTGAACATGATCCAGTTTACTATTTCATCAAGTGCCTTTTCCGATATGAGCTTACCGAGTTCTTCTTTGTAGCCTTCGAAACGTGGGATTCGCTTTTCAAACGCTTCGCAAGTATTCCTTGCATATTCGTACTGCTTTTTCATCACCATTCGCTCTCGATCAGCTTCGCCTTTACCAAATATGATCTTGTCAGATTTAATCTTCACAAGACCGAGATATCCTGCAACTATTAAAAGTGCGAAAACGATGATCACCCAGATGCCTTGCCCGGAATTAAACATATCAGTTATTGCCTGCCACATTATGTCCTCCTAACTTGCTGATAAGTATCTCTAGTTCTTTTTCTTCTGCATCCATGATTTACCTCACTACTGCATAACTGTCAAAATACCATATGACGCGTTTCATGGTGTCGTAATCGATAAAGGCATAACCTTTATTCCCCCACTGCTCACCCCATGAATTGCGTACCTCAAAGAGTTTCGTTTCGTCATCGTAGCCTACGATAACCATCGCGTGCCCTGAGTCGCATTCCTCGATCTCTTCGTCCGTAGGCGTGTTCATAACCCAAGTGTTACCATTTATCGATCTGAAGCACCAAGCAACCGCTATCACCACAGGATAGCCTTTATTGATCGCTTTCTTTATCTGTGTTCGGTTCTTTACTTGGTAATACTTGGTTACTTCATGACCTTTACGCCCGTTCGCATACGCTTCCTTGGAAGGTTTCTTGTAAAACGGTTTCTCGTTCGGCCATACGTCGGCTGAGCACGCTCCGTATTTCCTTACAGCATCAAGAGCGGCCTCTACTGTGGCTCCATCGTCGTGTTTATCCTTACCGCATCCGCATAATACCCTTGCAAGGTAATACGTAAATGTAGCCGACGGATGCCACTTAGAAGAGTGGTAGTAATAATGATCACACGCAAGGACTGCGTTCGCCGTGCAGCTTCCATATACCTGTCTGTACACGGCAGGGAACTTGCTTTTGATAGATTTTCTTATAGGCAGTTCCTCCGCCATACACGGATGATCCGCGAACTGCCAATTCGTAAGGTTTGGCTCGGTTTTACGAATCACTCCGCCTTGGATGGGTTCAAGAATGATGTCGCTCACGATGATCACCTCCTACTTTTTGTATTTTTTGCCTGTGATCTCCTCGTACTCCTCCGGCGTTAGTTTACCTTTAGCGACAAACTTCTTCAGGTCATCATCAGTGTATATTCCCTGATCATAGTATCTTTTGCAAATCTCATAGTATCTCTGGCTCATATCGTCACACCTCCATCTGATTTAAGAGTATCTCTGCGAGTGTTTCATCCATCTGTGCCTGCTTTTCAATCATGGACGTTTGTGAATATGTTGCAAACTCCTCGAAGGTCATCAGAGCCATTTCACATACCCACTCTGTAACAGTCTCATCACCGTGCTCCACTTCTTCCTGATGTATGTTACGTCTGACATATACTTTGCCCGGGCAGCCCTCAAGGTCAATCTCAGGTGGTCTCGTCTCCCACGTCCCATGCTCAATTACAAATTTCATATCGTAACCTCCTTTTGTCGTAGTTGGAAATGACTTCCTTCAGTTTTTCAAAATTTATGTATGGTTTGATGTAACGAAGATACATCGTATGAGTGTCTGTATGTTTCAAATATCCGTTATAACTCATCATCTGTCTCGCGTCGTAAACAGTTGGATGCTCCTTTTTGGATATCTTCTTCGCTTTTCTTGTGCATTTGAGCATTATGGATCTTCGGAGTGTCGTATTGTATCTGTGAAATCGAAAACCCATAAAGTCAAGATCACGGCCATATATACGACCGCCTTTTTGGTATTTGAACCTGAACACTTGCCAATTATCTTTCAGTGTCAGTCCGAGCTTTTCTTCAAGATATTTCTGGATGAGCTTTCGCATCTCGTGGAGTTTTCTTTTGTTACTCCCGAAGATGACCATATCATCCATATAACGGATGTAGTAGACCGCTCCCAGCCGTTCTTTGATGTAGTGGTCGAGTCCTTCAAGATACCAGTTCGACAACCACTGTGATGAATAAAAACCAAGTGGCAATCCGTTCGGAACCACATCGATGATCTCGAATAACACTTTCAACATCTTCTCATCGTGTATTCTGTCCCGGAGCATTTTCTTTAATCTGTCGTGTGGTATTGAGTCAAAGTAATGTCTTATATCCATCTTCAGGACATACTTGGTGTTTTTGCGGTCTCCCATCCAGCGCTCTATCACTTTTTTACCTGCGTGAGATCCTCTCACATCTTTATAGAACATTGGCTTTTCGTTTCCACTGTTCACCCATCGCCAAGGTATCGATGCGTATGAGTGTCTGTACATACCGCGGAAGAACATCGGTTTCAATGCTTCCACAATACAGTGTTGGACTATGAGCTCACGCGTCGTTGGAACGATTATCGTTCTCTTTTTGTGGCTTATTCCATCATAGATCTCCACTGCATGATGTGAGTCGTTGTGATAGTCGAGTAACCATTCCTTGGCAAGTTCCACTGTCCTGCTCGTGTCTTTTGCGTATCTTTTGAACTCTCTTGTTCTTCTTGCGTTCCTGATCACATTATGTACAGCCGTTTCTCTTGTGGCCTTACTGAGTGCGACCTCAAACACATGATTTACAGATTTCATTCTCTGTCCTCTCTTGATTCCCTCACTCGCTTTCAACGAAGTTACTAACGAGCGCTCGTATCGGGTTTATTTTCAGCAAGAGCTGGAGAGAATGCGCGGCATTGATATATAGTAACCTTTTAATCAAGGTAGCGCCGAGCCATTGTTCGTGTTGGCATTCGAAGGCGTGTTGTTCAGATTCAAGTACAACGCACCATCATGGGAACTGTTGTTCCAGTTGCCACCTACGATGGCAGGGATGCGCCACGCAAACCCTCGTATGTTTTTCTTTTTTATAAGCCAAGGGGCACACACGGAGTGTTTTCCCCTCTTAACTCACCCTTCGGGTGATTTAATTCACCCCTTTCCAACTGCGCCTTACGGCGCAGTCCCGAGCGGTATACAAGAGAGCGCCGAGCCATAGGCCGTGTCGGCACGCGAAGGCGTGTCGTGCAGAGTCAAGTACAACGCACCATCAAGGGAACCGTTGCTCCAGCTGCCACCCACGATGGCATAATTACTCTGAGCATTGTTGAACCAGAGTCCGTCACAATAATGAGTGGTATCTGATCCCGATGCTGTTTTTGCAAACATTCCGTGCTCAGTGAACTTCATCTCACTGATATAACCGCCCGATGTTCCTGAAGGTGTACAATCTGATATTGTCAGATATCCCGTTCCGTCGGTGTTGTAATCAGTCGCAACGGATCCATCCGTGGTTCCTCTTGTCAGCTTAACTTTGGTAGTTCCGTTATCGTTAATATAACCTCTGATACGTCTCCAGATGTTACCCCACCAGTTTTCCATTCCGAACACTTTAACACCGGCTTCCTCGTCGCTGGAGCCCCAGAACATTCCTTTTCCGTCCATCGTTCCCGGAGTGATCGCTCCTGTGTTCGTGGTCTTACATCTTCCTGTACCATACACGGCCTGAGTGTTTGTACTCTTTGCCATAAGTATGAGAAGGAAATTGACAAGATTCCACTGCGCGAGTGTTGTGGTGTCCCAGATGTCAGCTCCGTTCGCTCTGGCAGCAGCTATCTCGTTTGCGGCTGTATCTGATACGTAGTTGGCCATACCAGAGATGGAGCGCATTTTCGTAGCTGAACCACTTCCAAAGTATTTTGAGAGATAGAAGTGATCTGCAAGATTTCCGTTCTTGTCTCTGAACGCATAATCTTCATAATCGTTATCAACCTTCTTATCTGAGATGTAAATCGTCGCTGCGTTAGTCACACCACTATCCGGCACGATCTTGAAATAGATGATCTTATCGTTCTGTCCGAACTCAACCATCGCGTTTCCATCATAGGAGCTGTTGTTATAATCTGATGCTGTTCCGTTTTCTTTCTTGGACTCATCCAGCTCATTGAGATAGTAGTCAACCGTTCCGTTAGATTTGAGCATACATGACCTTGGAAAGAAGAACGGAGCGTTCTTGATCTCCGCTTTACCTCCACTTACTTCCGTATCAAACCAATCACCACCATCGATGAGACCTGTTGTCAGGTCTACGTGAACAGGAGTGAACCCTGCATTCTGACAGTTTGATGGATATGTAACCTTAGTTGATGGATCCGTAATGTCACCATCTACGTGGAATGCGTAAATCTTATACGCATCCATATCCACTGCTTTGACCTCTCCAATACTATTGATCGTAACGACTGAAGTTGTTCCTTCGACTGTCACATTATACGCACCAACAAAATGGACTTTGATGACACAGTAACCTGTCGGAGTCGCAGCTCCCGAAACATTTGCGAGAACACCTGTGACTGTTTCAATTCCATTCGTGACTGTGACCGTCTTACCGATCCAGCTTTCAGTATGTGTCGTGATCTGTAGTGCGGATGTACCTGTCCCAGATTCGATCACATCTGTCAGCTCATCGATCACATACTGCGCTTCAGCAAATGCACTCATCTTCTCTTACCTCCTTAGTTTGTCTTTGAATAACTTTCAGCAATCGTCGTTCCGCTGCCTGATTTAGTTATCGTTGTAACTTTTGTATATTCATCAGATCCATCCGTCACCACACAAGTTATCGTTGTGACTGTGGATGATGTCTTGACTATCGTGGTCACCGCCTGAATGCTTGTATCACTATCCGTCTCAGTGATGACTTTGTTATTCTGAGCATTCACAGTGATCGATGTAGTCTTGTTACACAGCCCATACATCAGCTTGAACGCTATCGCATCATCACTGCCCTCGATCTCTTTGAGTGTGGCATCGAGTGAACTCCAGTTCTCATTCTGCTGCGCGATGTCATAAAAGTCATCATCAGTAGGCAGATTGAAATTATAATTCGTAGTGTGGTTCATAGATCCATATCCTCCTTAATCTGTCCGTGTGTATACGCTTCAAGTTCTCCGTGCTTGTAATTCTTAATCTTGCCGTGAGTATTGTAGAGCTGGCCGACCTCATATACCATCTCAGCCGGTAAAAGCTGCTCAAACATCTTCTCGACTTCAGATAATACTGTGGGAGATGTTATCTGCGTTCTCACCGAAACATAATAATTCTCGTAATCTTCTACGAGCTGATACATTCCTGCACCACAGATGGCATCCAGCTTTTGTCTGAGTGTTATCTTTGTGTATGGAATGTAACTGTTCCATCGAATTTTTACTCTTGCGCGTCTGACTTCGAGATCCTCATCTTCTTCCGGGAGAATACCAAGCAAGTTCTCAAACTTACCAATTCCCCACTCATCAGCGGTCTCAATATAGGCGTTATTCATCGCCCACGCGATCTTATCATATATCTCATCAATTTCAGGCTGTACGCCCTTATAAATCTCACGTATCTCCTGAAAAGATTTCATGAACAGTGGGAGATAATCGTACAATCTCACACTCTCAGGGATGGTCACTACCTCAGCAGGGATATCAGCATTTTTCTCAGCCACTTACCTCACCTCGTTTCGGGATCTGATTCTCTGTTAAAACAACATTTTCTTCTTCACCATTGAGCTCCAAACTACCAATGTCAACGATACCCTCGATGGCTATGAGTGCAGCTGTGAGCTGTGAGCGATATACTGTAAGATACTGGCTTCCAGCCCAGTCTCTTTTCAGGTCTCCGAAAAATCCGTCGATCGCCGCTTCAATCGTCGCTTTTAGTGTTGGGAATGAATATCCTGTATCATACTCAGCATCTATGAGCTCAACGTCGATAGCCTCCTCAACAACACCTGAAACAGTGACCACATGACCACATGGAGCCATGCCAACGCCCTCTCCTGTCTGGAGTGGTGGATCTACTTCAGCTTGAACGAGATCTAAAAGCACCTGAGACGGAACGGAGTAATTTGCATCGATTATTATGAGCTCGACTGTACCACCCACCGTTAGATACTTATCAAGCGCTGCTGTGTATACAGCTGTGAGCCACGTCTTGACCGCTGCCGGGAGTGAGTCGATATTATTCTCATACCAAGTCTGAACGGCCGAATTTGGTATGAAATTCGCAGGATTGTAACCACCTCTCCAACGCCTTTTTACCTTTACACCACCAACACCGTCAATCGCTCCGACTTTTTCAACGTAGTCGGTCACGTTACCGCCATACGCTTCGGAGTTTAGTGAGCCAACATAACGCTCTCTGAACGCTTCCTCATCCTCATCATCCTCACCGGGGATAAGTATCTCAGCGATGGAAGCATCTTCAAGGTCATTCATATCGTTGGTGGTCTCTATCGGGATCAGGCTTCCAAGCTGCTGATTAGGAGCTGAACCGTACTGATCACAAGTCATCTGGTATTCACCGGCTGTGTCTGTCAGACTTGTAACTGTATAATTGAAATCTCCGAGATTGAACTTGTCCCCGAGTGATATGGGAGCTGTCGAAGGAGTAGCGACCATTTTAACAACAGCCTGTGTCTCCTCGTGTGGAAGTAGGCCACGCTCGAACGCTCTCTTTATCAGGAAATAATAAGATGCTGTATCAGCAAACATCTCATCCATAAAGACACCCAGCCAAGAGAACACATCCTCTATCGTGAGCGCTGTCGGTGCAAGCGTATCATGGATGATGGCACCCTCACGCTTATCGTAATCATCACTCACACGCGCTTTCATCTCTGTGAGTATCTGTTCATACGTTTTTTCTTCAAACATCAGATTTCAACCTCCGTTTCTGCCGGTATCTCCACATCAGCTGTGACTATCGTGAATTGAATATGGAGCGCGTGCCTGTCCGCACATCGCTCCACCTTAAAATCTTTCACAGCATCGATGCGATCATCCGCTGTGAGTGCTTCCTCTATCCTATGCGGCACCATAGCCATGCAATAGATCATCTCGCGACCTCTCAGATCTTCCAAGTCGATGCCGTAGTCATCAGAGTAAATATCATACTCACCGCGCTCTGTTTGGAGTATCTTCATCGCGGCCTGAAGCACTGCATCTTCTTCATCCACTTTTCCGACAAATGAATTCTTGACTTCATCGAGCATCTCAGGTTCTTCGATCTTCATCGCATAAGTGAGCGATGGCTCCTGAGTGATCACGAAGTCAGGATCGTATTCTTCTGTCATTTCCTCATCATAATTTTCCTGATCTGGTATCATTCGTCGCTCACCACCTTATCTATTATCAAGAACTTTTGTCCTCTCGCACGTCTTAACATCGCAACTTTGTCACCGACTTTGAGTGCGTTATGTATTGTGATTTTCTTCTTTGTCAGCTTGATATCGTGTTCATGCCCTCCGGCTTCCCCGGTGCTCCCCGGAGATAGTGGATGAGTGTGATCTTCCACGCTCTCAGTCTTGGCTTGTATCGTTATCTCGATTTTTCGTTCTGTGACGTTTTCGCACACATCAATAAAGTCCGCATCGATTGTCAACTGATCAGAGATCTTGACTTCGAGCGGACTCGTTTTCATCACTGTCCCGACGATATAATCGGATAATTTGGATGCGTCTATCGTCTGCGATGCTATTCGCTGTAGAACCTGCGTCAAACTACTATCTGACATATTTAACCTCACTCAAACCCGGCACCGCTCACATCCAGATCCATTATGTGCTGATTGTTGGATATGCGATGCGTTACTTTTTCAACGATCATATAACTTGCGACTTTTAAGCCGTTTAGATTGAGATTTACAGGAACCATTGAACCAGCTCTAACTTTTGGATTTCCAATCACGCCCTCGATTGAGAGTGTCTTATTTACCCGATTGTAGAACTGTAATAAGCATTTACTTTTCAGCTTTCCAATGTCAGGCACGTCAATCTTTTCAACGAACTGGAGAACACCCCATTTATTGATGTTTTTGGCGTGCTTACTCATGTAAATCTCATATTTTCCCTTGTCTTTGTTCTCATAAATGAGTTTTATCTGGTTATACACCTCATTATCAATCGATGTTGTGTATGTGAAGTCCCTGCCGGTCTCAGCATCAATCAGGCAAGCGTTCACCTTCATGCTGCTTATCTTTGTGAGTGTTAATTTTCCGACTTTATCATATAGCACGAACATCGTGCCCTTTTGCATCGTGGTGTT